AAAGACATAAACAAGAAGAATGGGAATGGAATTTAATGGAAGAAGAAAGAAATAAAAGACTTCCTGCAATTATACAAGTACTAATACCAACAAAACAAACATATGAAACTAAATCTAAGTCCATGGCATTATGAAGAATTAATTAAAAAATCATATAGTTTAGATCATATATTCTTATTAAAGCTTATACATGAAAATTATGATGTTTCTGGATTAGTAGAGAATAGTTTAAAGATTGATGCTATACACCAAGGTCTTACAAGAAAAGGATTGATTACAGATAATGGAGCTCTCACTACAATTGGTGTTGAGCTCCTTATTTTTTTAGATACTAAAGAACAAACTAAATTAGTGAAGAAAAAATCTATAACATCAGACTTTGAAGAGTGGTACAAAACGTTTCCTGGTACAGATACATTTACACATAAAGGAAAAACATTTACAGGTAGTAGAAATTTAAGACAAAATCCTGCTGATTGTAGAATTAAATTTGATAAGATTCTTATTGAAGGAGAATACACGACTAAAGAACTAATAGAAGCTCTTAAATTTGATGTTCTTCAAAAGAAAGAAGCTTCTGTACAAGAAAAAACAAACAAATTAAAATATATGCAGAATAGCTTAACGTATTTAACACAACGTAGCTATGAACCATATATAGAACTAATCAAAGAAGGAATACAGATTAAAGAAACACAATCTAATGGAACAGATGTATAACACTTATAACTTATGAAAAACACTTATAAAAACAGATATAATGATATTTTCACTTTTACAAGAGATGATAATCATGATATATTATGGGAAGGAGAATTTAATTATTCTAGAATAGGACTTCCTAATGATTACACAAAAGCATATGAAGCATATTGTAATGATACAGAAAAACCAATGTCTTTAGAAGCATTTAAAAAAGCTGTACATGAATGGGATGATGAAACTAGTAGACACTATTATCCTGAATATGTAACAATGGTTGAATCACTTCCTAATGAAATTAGTATGATTGATCCCTCTGGTGGTCCTTATATATCTAGAGGTATGCCATTAGATAGTTTTGGATTTAAAGACTATGTAGTTAAAGATTTTAAAAGAATTGATACAGGATACAAAATCATTACAGAGAAATGTGCTTATTGTAATCAAGCAGCTGGAATACACAAAATGGGATGTGAAACTAGGAAAATACAAATACACTTATGAAACAAACAGCAGTAGAATGGTTATATAATCATTTATTCCCAAAACAACTTGATGGGTTTAGTGATGAAGAATGGAGTAAAATTGATTTAGCATTCGAAAAAGCCAAAGAAATGGAAAAGCAACAGATAATTGATGCAGTAAATTTTGGAGATGAACGTGGTAAAATAACAACATATTCAACAGCAGAAGAATACTACAACGAAACTTTTAACCTTTAACAACAAGATAAACCCTAAAAATTGGGGTTTTTAATACAACAAAAAGTAATATGACACTAAAGGAAAAAGAATGGAAAGACATTCCAAATTATATTGGAATATATCAAATAAATAATTTAGGAGATGTTAAATCTTTAGATAGACAAATAGTAAGAAAAAATAATACAATTCAGAATTTTAAATCTAAAAAAATATCTGAAAGTATTTCTTCTAACGGTTATAAGTCAGTTTCTTTATGCAAAAATGGAAAAAGTAGAATGTATAATATCCATTCTTTATTGTGTTTATCTTTTATAGATAAAGAATATATTTTAAAAAAATTAACAGTTAATCATATTGACGGAAATAAATTAAACAACTGTTTTTCTAATTTAGAAATAATAACATATTCCGAAAACAATAAACACGCTATAAAAACAAAACTTAGAAATCTAAGAGAAAGAAAAAACACAAAGTTTGATGAAAGTAAAATTATTGAAATTAAAAAAGATTTAGAAAATAAAAATTATGTATTACTTAAGGATTTATGTTTAAAATACAATATAAGTTTTTCTTATTTATCACAAATAAAAAACAATAAAAGAGCTATCTTATATTAAAGAACTATTAGAAATTTATAAAAATAAAAAAGAATTATGACATTTGATGAATGGTTAGATGACTATTATCCTTATAGGAATAGAAACTACAAACAAGAAATACTTTACGCTAAAAACAAGTATGATGATACATATCTAGAAAATGAATTATTAGAAATATATAAAAAGTTATGAAAGAAGATGATGTAATTATTGATGGAATATATAAACTTCCAAGTATTACCAGAGTTGAAGTTATTGATGATAATGGAAGAAGTTATGTTAATCACGATGTTGAAGTAGAGCTAAGTTATCAAGATGATGCTCGTACATTAAAAGTATTTTTAAAGAAAAAAATATGAGTTTTGAAAAACTAAACGAAGAAGTTAATAAAGGACTTAGTGGAAATAACAATGGTATTCCTATGGGCTTTGATAGACTTAATAGATATATTGGTATTAGAAAGTCTATGTTTTTTCTTATAGGTGGTAATACAGGGAGTGGTAAAACTAGTTTTATTGATGATTGCTTTGTACTAAATCCTTTTGATTGGTATATATCTAATCAGAATAAGACAGATATAAAACTAAAAATCTGGTATAGGTCTATGGAGAGAAGCTCTACATACAAATATGCTAAATGGATATGTAGAAGAATATTCTTAGACCATGGAGTTAGTATATCTGTAAATAAACTTCTTGGTTGGACAGAGAAAATGAATGAAGATGAATACAATCTATTTCTCTCCTATCAATCCTATATGGAACAAATGAAAGATGTTATTACAGTTATAGAAGGACCAGAGAATCCTGTTGGTATAGCTAAAGAACTAAGAGCTTATGCTCTAAAGAATGGAAAGATTATACAGAAAGACCCTGATGATGAATATAGCAAAGTTTATGTTCCTAATGATCCTAATGAAATAACAATAGTTATAATAGACCACATTGGACTTCTTAAAACTACAAAAGACCAACCTACTAAAAAAGAAGCTATTGATAAGATGTCTAATGAACTACAGTATGCTAGAGATTTCTTTGGATACACTCCTGTAGTAGTTAGTCAGTTTAACAGAAGTATTTCTAATCCTATGCGACTTAAAGCAGGAGATGTAGAACCACAACTAGAAGACTTCTCTGATTCATCTAGCACACAGAATGATGCTGATGTTGTTCTTGCTTTATTTGATCCTGTGAGATACAAAGTAGAAGATACATCTGGGTATGATTTAAACAAGCTTAAAGATGAATATGGTGGTAAGTATTTTAGAAGTCTTAGACTACTAAAAAATAGCTATGGCGAGGATGACGTGAGAATTGGACTTGCCTTCTTAGGGATGCTTGGTATATTCAAAGAGCTCCCTAGAAAGAGAGATATTACAGATGCAGTTTACGAGAGTATTATTAATAAATCTTATTTTTTACAATAATGAAAAAAGAAAAACAACAAAATGCATTTCCAGCATTACATTTAGATGGTCATCAAGGAATGACTTTAAGAGATTATTTTGCAGCAAAAGCAATGCAAGGACTTTTTAGTAGTATGGGAGAAATTACAAATTCCTGGAGTAAAATGGCTAAAGATATACCACTTAAAGATTATATATCAGACTATTCATACGAAGTAGCAGATGCAATGTTAAAACAAAGAGATTTATGAAATATATATTAATATGGGCAGCTTATGAGTTTATAAGACCAAAAGTAATTTGGTTATTTTATTATTTAGTTAAAAAAGGATCAGAATGAAACTAGAAGATTTAATACAAATAAAATCTGAATTGAAAAGATTTTCAGATACAGTGGATGAAGCTATTATATTAGCTAAAGCCACACCAGGTTGGACTAGTTCTAGAGATCAAGCAGTATATGGTAAACATGACATATCTTCAACAAGAATGTCAGGAGCTGTTAAAAGAAGAGCATTAGATTTAAAATACTATTTAACAAAAAAACTATGACAGCTGTAGATTGGTTAACAGAAAACGCTCATATAATACCTAAAAATATTTTAAATAGAGCAAAATTAATTGAGAAAGCAAAAGAAATAGAAATATATCAAACTGATAACAAAGTAATTTGTTTTGCTGAATGGTTAACTGGAGTTAAGACAATAGAAGTAATGGAATTTTATGATGAGTTTGAAAAAGAATTTTATCCTAGAGAGAAACTATGACAAAAACAGAAATACAAGAAACTATAATTAATACAATTATAGGACATAGCTGTAGAGGAATTATTCTTTCTAGTGTTAGAAGTGGTAAAACTAGAATTCTTCTCACTAGTATATGTAAACAGATAGTGAAGCTATATGGAAATATTCCTTTTAAGGATAAGTCTATATTAGTGCTCTATCCTAACATTGATATTAAGAACTCTTGGGAAAAAGAATGTGAAATTCTTGGTCTTGATTTAAACATTACATATTGCACATTTGCTTCTATTAGTAAAGTGAAACAATTTGGATGGGATTTTGTAATATTTGATGAAGCTCATTTACTAGGAGAAGAGAATCAAATGCCTATTGCAGGAGAAATAGCAGAGAGTAACAATCATGTACTATTTGCTTCTGGTACATACAACAGTGATACTCTTGCTGAGTTAATGATGTATACAAGAATGGACTTAATAGTCAATTATGGTACAGATGAAGCAATTAAAGATGGAATAGTGAGTGATTACACTATTTATATACACAAATTTGAATTAGATAACATTAAAAAAGTAGAGTATGGTAAAGTAAAAAAATGGACATCAACAGAACAGAAAGAATGCAATAGATTAAGCAATAGAGTGCTTAAATCTAGTGGACAACAGAAAATGTTTGCTTCTTTAGAAAGAATGAGATTTATTAATTCTTGTCAGTCTTTAATAGATACAGTCAACAAGTGGGTTGCTAAAAACGAAGATAAGAGATTTATATTATTTAGCTCTGATGAAAAAACAGGGCTTAGATATAACCTTCCAATGTTTAATAGTAAGAGTAAAGATGACACAGTGTTAAAAGAATTTCAACAAGGAGAAATAAATCAATTATGTCTTCTAAAGAAGGCATCAGCAGGTGTAACCTTTCCAAATCTTGAGAATATAGTCATTACAGCTATTAATAGTAATGGTGAAAATTTAGAACAGATGATAGGGCGTTCATTACTTGACGATACTGATCATTCTAACATACATATTTTTGTATCTACAGAAGCATTTCAAAACAAATGGCTAAACAATTCTTTAGAATTGATAGATAAATCTAGAATAAAGTATGTATAATTAAAACAATTATTCGTATCTTTATACTCCTTAAAAAAATAACTAAATAAATTAAAAACATGGCAGAAGTAGTAGCTATCGCAGGAGAAAGTGGAGGAGGAAAATCCACAAGTATTAAGTTTCTTGATCCAGCAGAAACTTACTTAATTAACACAGCTGGAAAATCATTACCATTTAAAGGGAGTGCTAAGTTGTACAATGTTGAGAGTAAAAATTATTATGAACCAATTGGTATCATAGACACTCTTAATAAACTAAAGACAGTGAGTGAGAAAGCTCCTCACATTAAACAAATCATAATTGACGATAGTAACTATCTTCAAACATTTAATATGATTGGAAAAGCTTTAGAAACAGGGTATACAAAATTTACATTATTAGCTAGAGATGTAGTTACATTAATCCAAGATGCTAAGAAACTAAGAGATGATTTAATTATATATTATATCTCTCATACAGAAACAGTGATGGATGGAGATGAAATTAATGGCTATAAGCTAAAAACACTAGGAAAAATGATTGATAATCAAGTAGTGATGGAAGGATTGTTTACAATTGTTCTTTACACTAATGTTGATTGTAAAGGAGATGTTTGTACATATTCTTTTGTAACAAACAAAATGGGTAAAATTCCAGCAAAATCTCCAGCAGAAATGTTTGAAAACTTAAAAATACCAAATAACTTACAAATAGTAAGTGATACAATTAGAAATTATTATAACTAAATTAAATTAAAACTATGAGCACAGGAATTGGTGGTAAAAAAAGAGAAGCAACAGGATTTACAGAACAAGAAAAGTATGTAGGAGTGTTTACAGCTACAGTGTTAGCTATTAATCCAACAGAAGAACAGTTTAAAAGTTTGCTAGACATTGAATTGAAAGAAGATAGTAAGGCAACAAACTATCTATCAGAAAACAAAGATGGTAACACTGTTCTAAGAGTTGATGTATGGATGCAAGATTCTAAATTTGAGAATAAATTTAAGAAATCTTTCTTTCTAGAAGATAAAGAAAGAGAGAATAAAGATGGAACTAAGAAACAATACATTAATAATGTAGGAAGTTGTTCTTGGGCTGCAGATGAATCTGAATTACCAAAATGGTTTGCAGAGAGAGATTACAGACAAGCATATGTAGGAGAAGAGAAATTATATAATTTCTTAAAAACGTGGTTAGGTGCTTTGGATTTTAGAGATGCTGAAACAACCTTTCAATTAGATTGGAAAAAACTAATGAAAGGGAATGTAAAAGAATTGAAAGAACAACTAGATGGAGAATACACTCAAAAGATAGTGGGAGTAGCTACAATTAAAACTGTAGAGAAAACTAATGATGAAACAGGAGAACAAGAAATTAAAGAATATCAAGATATATATGATGATTTTCTTCCTGAGTATGCAATGAAGTTCTTTACAGCTGTAGACTATGATAATGCTAAAACTATTCAAGT